ACGAAGTGTCAGATATATTTAATTTAGTCAAGAATCTGGAAGTTAAGTTTAATGAGGTAGTATCATTATCCCTAAAGTAAGGAGTTAACATTGAAGCCGTATCAGATATATTTAATTTAGTATTTAATGCATTCCTATAATTAGTAAGCATTGACGAAGTGTCAGATATATTTAATTTAGTCAAGAATCTGGAAGTTAAGTTTAATGAGGTAGTATCATTATCCCTAAAGTAAGGAGTTAACATTGAAGCCGTATCAGATATATTTACTTTTAAAGTAATCTTATTTGAAAGAGAAACAGTATCAGTACCAACTAATGTACCTACAGATAAATTACCACTACCTAATAAAGTCGTTCCGTTTACTGTTTTAATTGTTGTTCCGGAAACTAAAGTATTTTGCTTTCCGTTAAAAGTGTTCCAATCAGTTGAAGTCAAAAATCCATTTGCGCTTGTAGTCGCTTGTGTTATTGACAAAGTTCTATTAGCCGTTAAATCGCCTCCACCTTGTAACGGTGCGTTTGTTCCTATAGTTATTGTGCTATTTGCTGGCGTAAATCCTAAAGCCGCTTGTTTATTATTAAATGTAGTCCAATCAGTTGATGTTAAATACCCATTTCTTGCACTCGTAGCACTTAATAATTCTATCGTTGGCGTAGTAGTGGTATTTGTAATTGATATAGGATTGCCTGCTGTGGTAGATGCAATTACACTTGTTACAGTTCCTGCACCAATGGCACTCCGAAACGAAGCTGCAGATAACGTTGTAACACTGTTATCCGCGTTAAACTGTGGAAAGGTAATGGCAGAAGGATTAGTTAAAGTAAACATTGATTGTCCAATAGTTGTACCACCTAAACTTGTTCGCCCTGTCGCTGCTACTAAACCCGTACTACCTCCATCCCATTTTAACCTATCTGTATATGCTGTATTCCAATTACTTGAATTATTTGTAATTGATGTTGTCCATGTTGTGCCTGTTGATAGGGCTATGCCTGCCTCTGGATAGATTGGATTGCCTTGCCCAGAGGAAACAGAGCCGATGCCGCTAACTGTGACTAAAGTATAGTTTTCGCCTACTTTGTAAGATGTGGCTGCTATCTTAACTTTGTTTGTATCAATAACGGAAAACTGGTCATTAAGTAATAACTGCCCATTGCGAAAAAGTAATATAAACTGCCTTAACTGAATAGGAAATTTAGGTAAAATAGTAAATACTAATGTGTCACTTGTAACATTTTCGTATTCCTGTTTAATTATTTTAATTGTGTCTCCTCCTATCTCTACTGCCACAATGCTATCTCTTACAAAGTCATAAACTGTGGATGTGTCAACGCGTAGTGTACCTGTTGTTGTTATCGGCCCACCAAGTAATCCGTAACCACTACCTACACTGGTAACTGTGCCGCTGCCTCCTGTGTACTGTGGAATGTTCAAAGTTGCACCGGTTAAGGTAGCAGCTCCGCTTGTGCCAGTAGTGGTAAGTGTTATATTAGGCTGCTTTGTCGCAAACCTTGTAGTAAGATTTAATAAAGTTGTATCTGTTAACTCCATTAATACAGAGAGGTCTGCGGAGACTGTGCCTGTTGTTGTAATTGGATTAGGTGATACTGTAATGCCAGTACCTCCAGATATTGAAGTAAGTGATCCGCTGCCACTTCCACCACCTCCACCACCACGAGGTAAAATGACAGTATAATTTTCACCTATTTTATAAGCAGTTGAGCCAATTACAACAGATGTTTTTGTGGGTACAGTGTATTGACTTGGCAACAATATTTGACCATTCCTATATACTTGTAAAGATGTTGTATCATTTACAACCAATGTATCTGTTTGTGTCCAGGTTAAAGTGCTTGATGATACATTTCTAAAATCTTGCCTTGCATAAAATCTGCCGCTTGTGTCCGCGTAGGCTTTGGTTGCATAATTGGCTAACATGGAAGCTGTATCGCTTACTAAAAGTGTTGGCGTTGTATCCCTCCAAACACCTTCACTACTTAAATAATATAATGAGGCTTTATTTACTGGCGATGTTATACGAACGTCGTGTAATTCGTTTAATTCTTGACCATTACGAATCTTAACAAACAATTCCCCAGAACCAGCATTACTTTTTACACAAACACCAATATAAACAGTGTGCTGTGGAGCTTGCGGCTTTGTTGATGTTAATCCTCCTGCCACCGTTGGCGAAAGGTAAACGGCTGAATCCTCTACTAATGCACTTGTATTTATATTTGTTATTAATCCTTCTGTTATTACGTAACCGCTTTGATTATTCGCTATGCTTTCGGCAACTATACCAAAAGTGTTAGCAGAAAAGGCATCGGTAACGCCTAATGCTTTTGCAACCGTAATTCTATTTCCCTGACTTCCTGACAAATAAACCGCAGTACCTTTTGCCAAGGTTGCACCCGTGCGATTATTAACCCTTTGGTGTAATTGTTGCCCAATAATATTAGTAACATTGCCACCTTTTAGACCTTGTATTAAAGAACCTTGTGTATCATTGTATTCTACCTCACCTACTCCCACCGTGCCATCCTTGGCAGTGTTAAAGGTAATAGAATCAAAAGGCATAGTTAAACCTCCTCCTGCACCACTAATGGCTGCCCATGAACCTTGCTTAAATACATATAAAGAACCGCTAACTGAATCAAGGATAAGATAGGCTTTTACATTCTTATCTGAATAGCTTGTCGGCTTTGTAATTGTGTCTGTAACTCTACCTCTCCACACCAAGCCGTTGCCACTGGTCTGCCATCCTAATCTCTGCTTATTGCCTGTAATAGGGTAAGGAATGGAATCAATAGAGGCATAAGATATTCCTGCTACCAATAAAAAAGCAATTACAAGTCCTTGCCGTTTGTTGCCTACTTTGTCAATGGCTTTGCCGATAAACTTTCTTGCTATTCCCATTACTAATTCATTGGCTAACACCTTGGCAATGTTTCCAACGGCTTTTAAAAACTTCCTTTCTTTCTTTGGTGCTTTAATTTCTTCCATTATACAATTATAAAAAATATCACATAATTAGAACCATCGTAATGAGTAGATGAATCTATTGTTATAACTGACCCAGCAACTGAGAATTGACTACTAATCAATTCTTGACCATTTTGAAAAATTAAAAGTTGTTCAAGATTTGAAGGCAATACACCTGCATTTTTTGTAACAGTTAAAATGGCTGTATAGCTATCTAAAAAGGATTGTTTAAACACTTTTGTAACACTACTATTTTGTGTATTTGGCGTGCTATTTGTTGGCGTTGTAGATCCTGTTCCTGCCACACCTCCAGGCGAATGATTAGGAGTTCTACCCGAATCAAAATCTAATCCTCTAAATAATACTGTTTTTTCCGTGTATGGCATTATGATTGGTCTATTATTTCAATAAATGTACCTTGCACTATATCAGTTTTAAGTTCTAAAGAAGCCGTTTCCATTATAAATTTAACATCATTATTTTCAATGGCTACATGAGGATACCAAGGATTATTATTATCTAATATTTGAAACGACATACTTAACATCTTTCTTACCGGGAATAGCTGACCTTTAATAATTTCATTTACCAATAATTGATTAATGTTTTTTCCGTCACCTATATTTTTTACACGCCAGCCAGTCCCGTCGGTTATTTGCCAAGTGTTACTATCATTTTTTACTCTTATTGCACCTGGGCTGCCTAACGATGGGCCGTCACCAATGAACACTCTTTTTTTTACACTTATACTACTTGTGTCGTTATTGAATGAACCATAAACAACTACGTCATTTTGACCGTCCAAATTACCAGCCGCTAAATGTTCCATAAACAAATTACCTAACTCGTAAAATTTTAGGTAGCTTGTAAGTAAATCCGTACCCGTTGCCGTTTGAATCCTACTTATTAAAAATCTTACGCCAACGTCACCACTTTCTGGCATTGTTGGTGTAGTCCAATTTACAATAATATTATCTACTGTACCACCAGCGGCAGGCAAGGTAGTCGCTCCACCCGGTATAATAAATTTATAATAGCTAAATGTAGTTTCCCAACTTTGAGCAGTAAAGGTGTGTTGAAAGCCATTGTAAGTAAGATCCCTTTTTAGCCAGTATTTTACATGATTAATTTTAACGTAATTAATTTTCCCGTTAAATGTCCCACTTGGATCAAAGGTTAATTGTTGCGTTGATACACACACTATTCTTTCGTAGTATTCTCCTGTTGCAGTAATGCTATAAGTGTCACCACCCATTTTTAAAACTAATGTACCACTTGTAACTTCAATTCCAAAGCTCACATAATAGGTTGCTCCATTGGTAGGAGTAAAATTAGTATATACTAAATCTCCTGTTGCATTGGTTGCTTTTGCATGACCTAAAGCAGCTCCGCTACCATCGGAAAAAGTCCAGCCGCTGCCTAATGTCCATGTGGTTATTTCAGGTGAACGGTTGGCTGTTAAAAAATCTATTAATGGCACCACGATAGGTCTTAATTCAATAACAAAAGAACCCTCTACTATATGTTCTGCAATAGTACTTGAACCTACCTGACTATCTCTATATTTCATTACCGAAGTAAATGTTATAGTAGCCTCATCATTATTGTAATCTAAATCTTTTGAGTTAAAAAACTCAGTGTTTAAATTATTAAATATTTTACCTGACAATAAATTTACAGATGCTATGTGTTCATATTCAATATCTAAATCCTTTATATGTCCATAATATCCCCATTTGCCTCCGCTAAAACGAAGCATTTTATTTGTGCCAGAATAGTTATCATTTTCAATACTTGACTGAAAACTACTTTGTTGTAATAAAGTAGATGTTAAATAATAAATATTGATTGTAACGGCTGAATCTAAATAAGTATTAGGCTGAACCATAAAAAATTTCCTATCCGAAAAAAAGAACCTTAAACCTAATGGTATCATCATTCTTTTTAAAACATCATAACACTTCATGTAGGTATAATTACCCTTACTATCTATGGTATAAAAAACCTTATGATTAATCCTCATTCTTAAAAGTGGGTCTATAGATGTCGAATAAGTCCATGAATCTTCATGCCACTGAAATGCACTAGCTAACACCCCTATAGATGTGCCATAAATTGATTGAACGTAGGTAAGTTTTTGTAAACAATTATTTACATGATTTATTATAGTATCATCACCCTGATAAATATCGCTATTATCAGGTTTGTAATCAATGCCTTTTAACCATCCTATGCCATCAATAGCATTTATTGTGTAATTATATCCCATTTCTAAAGGAATGTCATCAAATTCAATTAAATCGGCTAAAATATAACCATACCAATAAAAGTTAGGTGTGTTTGATGTGTCGTAAGCAGTTAATTGAATAGTAAATCTTCCCTCTGGAGCCGTTAAAAAATCGGTTAATAATTGCTGTTTTTGTTCTGTATTAATTATAATAGTAAACTTAAAATTACTTCCAATAATAGGAGCGTATCTTTCTAATCCGTTTTCAACATCCGCCTGCCATTCTATTTGTGCCCCTGTAACATCGACATCATAAGTCATTCCCGAAAAAGTACTGTCATCTATTACTAAGTAATATTTACGCCCTTTCTCTGAATAAAATGTAGATGTATATCTTGCAGCCATTATCTTATTCTTGAATTAATATTTCTAGCCTTTTCCATAATCACCAATAAATCACTTCCAGCCACTCTGGTGGTTAATATGTAAGGTGATCCGCCACCGTCTAACATTCCCTTTAGTTTAGATAATGGCGCAATTACTTCCGGGTCAACTCTTGCATTCCTGTTATCTCCCACTGTTGCCATTGTTGGGCCGTATGCCAAACCACCTTGTGCAAGTTTTGGTGGAGCTACTTTATTAATCATCGTATTAAATAAAACCGCTGCACCAGCACCAGCTGCACCTGCTACGGCTATAGCTCCAGGCCCTAAAGTTTTACCCAACGGGCCGCCTAATATACCTTTTATAATACCTGCTACACCTTCTTTAATGTAGGCACTAATAATCATTTTAGCCGCTTGTATGGCTGCACTACCTAACTTTTTCATATCGGTTTCGCCTTGCATCGCCATATTTGAAAAAGCATCGGTTGCCGCAACTAATATATTTTGCATTGGAGTAAGTGCTACTTCAACAGATGTTACTCTATGTGTAATGGCATCAAATGAATTGGCTAATGCTAAATTAGTTTCTTTTAATCTTTCATTAGCTGCTGTAATACTTTCTAATTTTTTAGGAATTAAATCTAAAGTAGGAAGAGTATTGACATTAACCATTTCAAATTGCATCATACTTTTATTAGTCTGCATTTCTTTTATTGCATCTAATGTGGAATTGCCTTTTGGTAATCCTTGATTAACTGAAGGCATTTTTGGCAATACCGAAGTAACTGATTTATTTTTATTAGTGGTAACTTCTTGACCCCAACTTCCTCCTGCTCCGCTTGGTCTATCTACACTTACTTTTGGTTCAACTTTCTGTTTGTTAATTAACCTTAGAGTCTCTAAAAGTTTAACGGCTCCATCATACACAAAATTAACGCTTGATAGAACCGCATTTATTTGAGACAAAACAACTTCAAAAGTAAATACTGCTATTTTACTAAATACAAATAATAATATATCAAATAATGGTTGAAGCTTAGATAATAAATTTAAAGTAGTTTGAAATGCTTTTTTAATTCTATCAAAAGATTCTGACAATAAATTACCTGTTTTTGATAGGCTTTTTTGCCCTTCGTCAGTACTTGCATAATAAGCAACTAATGAACCTATAGCCGCAACTAGTAAATAGGTACCACCAGTCATAACGGTAAAAAGTGGTATTAATGTTCTAGTTAAAGTAATAATAGATGTTATTGATGTAGCAAATTGACCTAGTATTAAAATAACGGGCCCGATCGCAGCAGCTACTAAAGTAAATTTTACAATATTTGCCTGTTGTTCGGGAGTAAGTGCTTTAAACCTATCTACTAACTCTTGTATTTTTTTTGAAACATTATCAAATACAACTTCTAATTTTAATGTTTCGTTTATTGTTTTTCCAAGTTCTGCTAAAGATGCGTTTATATTGTCCTTTAAATTATCAAAAGAATTATTTAAACCACCATTTGCCCTATCTAATACACTTAATTGATTTGTAATAACATCAATAAATTCAGTATTACTAATATTTAAATTTCTTAAACCTTCTGCAGTATTTGTGCCAAATGTTTTTAATAATATATCGTTTAACTCTGGTAGCCTTTCTTTTACTATGTTTAAATCTTCTGCAAGAATACTTGTACTACTACTTATTTGAGTTAAACCATATATTACGCCTGAAAATTCTTCTGGACCACCTTGAGCCCTTGCAACAGCATTACCAAATTGCTCAATCACATTTCTTGCCTTATCTGCATCCATTCCTACAGATTGCAGCGAAGCAGAAGCCTTAACTACTTGAGGTAAAGCAAGCCCAGGATTTTCAGCTACTTTACGCAGCTTATCCATTTCAATAGCCGCATCTTTACTACTTCCCATAATGGCGGTTAAGCCTCCTTCAAGTCTTTCCATATCCGCGAAAGATTTTAAAGCAGCCGCTCCAAGACCGACAATAGGCATAGTCAAAGATGTGGTAAGATTAGAACCTACGTTCCTCATCGTATTACCAAATCTCGTCATAGATTTTTCTACCTTACCTAATTCTTTGTCAAGATTAGTGGTATCAATGCCAAGTTTTAAAAGTAGTTTACCTATTGCCATTTATGCTTCTTTATCCCATTTGTCAAATATTGTTTTGTCAGTATTTGTCAAACTTCTTTTAGTTTCTTTCTTTGTAGGATTTTCCCATGGAAATTCAATTAAATCTTTTGGCTTTAAACTCTTACCTTTTGCCGTATGAACATTTAGTAAAAGTGTTGTCTGCCATCTAACTCTTTCCCATTCTGTTTGTTCTTGTTGTTCAAAAAAATTATTATAGCCTTGCATAGCCATAACAACCTCTTTAAAACTCATGTCGTTGTATTGCGAAGGGGGAAATCTTAAAACTCCGAAACAAAAGCGTTCGATGTATTCAAGTGTGAGCTCTCCTCCTTCGCCACTACGTTTTTTTGGCTCTCATCTTCTGGAGGTGATATCTCATTTGAAATCATTTCCATAATGCGCGTTATACCTCCCATGTCTGTATCTACCAAGTCGCAAAAGGATTGCAAAGTATAAGGGCATTTCTCCCCTTTGGCTTTGTAACCATGTTCAACACCGGAGAAGGCAAGTTCAAGAGCTAATAAGAGATCTTCTCCTAAAAGGGAAAGGTCACTTAATTTAAGTTTCCTCTCCCTTAGAAATGTACCTAACACATACATACCAAATTTAATCGGTATGGATGTGTTGGCTATTGTTATTGTTTTCATGTGTTAGGATTTAAAATTATGCTTTTACTGTTTTTACTATTGCACCAGTCACCTCAAAGGATGCTGAATAGCTTGTATTCTCTTCTACACCTGCATTTAAATCTAATGATGTACAAATAGCAGACATTGTGAACACATTGTCACCTTGTACGTCAGTAGTAAATTTAATAGTTAGCGCAGTACCACTAATTAAGTCGGTAAAGAGATCATCAAATAAGTAATTAGTAGAAGAATCACCAGGCCCAGCATATAATGCCTCTGTGGACAGTGTGCCAGAGAGTTGACCTTTCTTTACTTCCCTCCATCCTCCAGCTGCTGAATCCTTTGTTAAGATTTCACGCATGGCTGCAGAGATGTTCATTTGGCAGGATGTTGCGTAACCGATAGCAGTGCTATCTTTGTATAGTCGCATCAACGTACCATTAATTATGCCAGTAGTTGCCATTTTTATTTATTTTTTGGTTTATTAATTTTTTCTTCTTGCTCTTCGTCATTAAAATATGAGTTAGGCACTGGAATAGGAATATAGACTGGATCTTGCTTAGTCTCCTCTTTCTGTGGCATTTGTTCAACAACAAAGTCTTCATCAAGTAGTTCTGCAATGCCATCCTTTATCATTTGCTCACCATATTCAGATAAAAACACACCTACTTTACCTGGTGCCTTTCCATTCCATTCTTTTAATAATCTTAGTTTCATCGTTTCATTTTTGCCATAAAATCAACACTCATCCAGTAAACATTTAAATCAGCATTATACACCTGACTGTCAGAGCTCATATATTTTAATGTTTGTACAGCAACGCCATTTACAGTTCCTACAAATCTATCTAACCGATTGCGCACATTGTTTGCAAGTGTCTGTGTAGTTTCGTAATTATTAGTATATACATCTATCTGCACATTGATTTCTTCTAAGTTACTTTGTCCATCTTTGTAATCAACTGGCAAAGAATTTACGACAGTATAAACCATAAAAGGATATTGGACATTCTGTGGAGCAATGTCCGGAAAGATATTTAATCCACAAATACCAGTTACTGCTGCATCAGTTGTCAATCTCCCGTATATTACTTTACCTATCATAACTCCCAAAATTTACGAGGATATTGTTTTGCCATTTTAAGAGCTTCGCCAGACATTTTATTTATTACTGCCATTTGACTTGCTCTTTCTGCAAGGTTTTTAACTCTTTTTACCCATGCTTTTGTACTGCCATAAATCATGTGAGCATAAAAGCCATCTGCTTTAGCCTCACTACTTAATGTAACTCCACTACCAGCATCTTTATACAATGGTCCAATAGCAGAAGTTAAATATTTAAAGTTTTTTACATCACTTACTATTTGTATTGAGCGACGTAAATTACCAGGCATTATATTATACTTTAAACCTTTACCTTTTACATAAAATTTATGTGGTTTAGTAGATATTTCAACATGATTTCTATAAGCAGCAAGTGCAATAGGCTCTGCTGCTTTTGTAATTTCTTTTCTTTTTGTTATTGTAATTTGCTGCATAATGTTGTCAAGTTCAATAACACTATTTGCAAAATTAGATATAGCTAATGGCTGACCTTTTTTATTAGTCTTGCCTTCCAATCTTTTTAGCCTATTTAATTTTGCTTGTGATATAAACATTACACATAGTTTTGAGCAAATGAACAAAATAAATGTAAATACATATTGTCTTCGCTTATCTGAATATTTTCTATTTGATAATATTTATCCATCCAGATAATTCTTTGTTGCTCGTTTATGTCTGTCCTATTTCGACAGGTAACTCTAACCTGGCTTAATGCTGTTATCTTGCCACCTTCTACCTCCTCCTTGTTTACTCCTTTATAATCTACTATTGCCCACACCTCAGCAAAATTACTCCATGTTTCTGTTCCAAAACCAGTAGTACCAATAGCACGAGAAACACTCTGTACTATTATTCTTTCTCTCAACTTTCCTATTTCTTCTTTCTTGTTGTATCTCATTAGAATAATTGTACGCGATATTGATCAAGTAAATACTCCGATGCCGTAGGTAATTTCTTTATATAATCTTCTCTATTATCGTAACCATCTGCAATCATCATTAATACAGCTTGTCTGATCTGCATTGGCACACCAGATGGCTCTGTGCTATATCCTGCCGTGTATGTAATTGTTACATCATTAATATTACCGTAAAGTGTAGGCCATGTAGAACCGTATGCTAAAGCTAATCTTCCAGGCTTTAAAAAAGTATCTACAACATAATTAGCAGCATTGTAAGTTTGTACGCTGTTAACTCCATCGTTATATTGAAATAAGCTAACGGAAATTACTGGAGAAACAGATAAGTAAATAGTAGGGTTATTAAGCCTATCTAACTTTTCTGTTATAGTTTGTGTAATTAACGCTTGATTAAGATAACGCTCTGCAACTTCACGAGCTGACTGCAATAAAGTAGTAATCAAAGTATCATCGGCAGAAGTATCTACTTTCAGATAATTCTTAACTTCATTTAATGTCCAAACTTCTTTAGCAGGTGCCGTTGTTACTTTCCAAGCCATCTTTATATTTTTAAGTAGGGATAGAGATTTCTCCCTATCCCTTTACTATCCCCTATTGATTACAGATTCTTCAAGTGCTTAATTGCCGCAGTCTGAATTAATTTACCATCAAAACGAGCGTACATTAAGAATCCTAACTCCATCTCATCCATAAACCTTTCACGCAATGGCACAAGGACATTGTTAGCTACCTGGCGAATGATGTACTTAGACCAATCTCCAAAGAAGATTATCTTTGCATCAGCAGCCTGTGCAGATGGGAGATCATTGTTTATAAAGAAATTATAACCCAATAATCTATCTGGTGTACCTTCTCTAAGAGATGGTTGAAACAAAGTAGTGTTGTTAGTGTCTAAGTTTAACTTTCTAACTGCACTCAAAATCTGGTCATGCATCATAAATGCAGCAGATGGTGAGTTACGGTAAGCAATGTCAACTGAATGTACAAGCTCAACCAAGTTAGCAGCAGTAAAGGAACCAGTAGCAGCAGATTCAACACCAGAAGGTGCTACGTCTCTGAATCCTGTTGGTTTACCAGAACCATCACCAGTTGTAAATGCAGTGTTTAAGCCACGACCTAAACGCTCACCTAACATAATTGGTAACTCTGTGTTTAATAGACCAAACTCGTCATTTGCCCATTCAACAGACACTTTTACAAGTGTGTTTAAAACGTGAGCTGAAAAAGTCTCTCTTGTAAAGGTCATATCCTGTACAGTAACCGATCCACCTTCAGTATGCCATGAACCTGCAGTAGCAGTGTCATTTACTTTTGGCCAGTACAGTGTCCCTGCCTGTGGAGTAGTGATGATACGGCTAACCTGTAGCATTGGGCCGTAGTATGCCATTGTCTTTTCCAACTCATAAGAGAATTGGTAAGGAATGACATAACCACCAGCTAAGCCACTTTCAGCAGTTGTAATCGTTGCAGTTCCACGCATCTCTCTAAGCATTGATTGCTCATTGCTTGATAAGTCACGTTTTGCAAGAGCTTTCATAAATGCTGTGTGATACTCTGGAGACTTTACAATCTCTCTTTTATCAGTTGGCAATGCAGCTATTGTGTCATCAATGTTTTTAACGCCTCTATCGTCAGCATTAATGTCGTTCCATCTTTCAAGTCTTGAAATTTGGTCTGTATAGTTTTTAAAGTTAGCATCGGCAGCGTCCCATTGTGCCAATTCTTCGGCACTCATTAGACGCCCTTCGGCTGATGCTCTCTTTTGCAAATCTTCCATTATAGCATAATCGGAAGCCCGCTTTTCTCTCAATAGTTTAGAGTTCATTATTTTGTTTTTAAATTTAATAAATGCAGGGCGTTCCTGCGTAACTCGTTTTGTATATTAATTTCTGACTTAACAGATATATCAATCACTTTTTTTAATTCATCATCAATAGAACCTTTCTTTTCATCGTAGCTTCTTTTTGCTACCATTGTATCTGGATTTGCAGGATAAGTTACCGGAGAAACATCATACACTTTTTTAATAGAACGTATAATTCTTTTAGGTTTCATTCCTTCCCTTTCCTGCCAGTCCTCTGCCTCAACACTAAAAGCAAATGAAGATTGGTAAACATCACCACGTTTAACCATCTCTAAAAGATCATTACCTAAAGTAGTATTTGGTGCCTCAAACTCATATTCCATAGCAGAACCAGTAACCTTTAATTTCAATGTACCAGATTTGGTTCTTGCTAAAACCATATTAGCATCATGGTTAAATAATGCTACTACATCATTCATGTCTGAATTGGTAAATACATCTGCACTCATTTCTTCATCATACCAACCCATGTCATAGGCAGAGTTAAACACCGTAGCAGTGCCTACGATGGTGCGAGATTCAGGCATTGCCCTAAACTCGTAATTTATACTTCTCTTTTCCATAGTTTCTTCTTTTGACCTTTCGTCCATTATTTTATTAGCCGTTCTTTCTGCCCATGGTAACATCGTTGAACCACCCCATGCGTCATACATAATTGAACCACATATTTCATTATCATCTTCATCAAAATATTTGCCTTGGTCATATACCTTGGCTCTGCTTAAAAAACTATATGTGCGTATCACTTCATTGTCACTTAATGATTCTCTGCTTGATAGCTGCCTTGCTCTTGTCCAGCCTACACTGGTACCACACTGGCTACCATTATCTTCTTTATGCTGCAATGCTTTCTTTGCTGCATTAGTTGCTGATTGTGGATAGTTACTATATGGCATCGCTTGATGGTTCTATCTTTATGTTAGATGCAAGAGGCAATTCATAACTATCTCCACCTGCATAAGGATTCATATTTTCCTTAATTCGAATTTCATTAGGTGACATTGCCAGTACATTACGCATCGTAGTATAATAAGATGATCTCGCTGCTATATCGCCACGCAGTAATCCATCAAGATTAAAACGTGTACAATAAGTGTACTTTTCTGCCTCAAAAAATATCTTCCTATTAAATTCTGCCTCTATTGTTTCACACAATGGCATTATTGTATAGTTTACAAACATCTGGCTAAGTTGCTCCATGTTGCCAAATGTTGCCTTTTCCATATCTTCTAAAAGAACACCTGGCACACCAGTTATCCTCGCAATGTCGGAGATAGTAGCTTTCTTTGTTTCGTTAAATGCTGCATCGGCAGGATTAAGCCCTACTTTCTGAAAGTCCATGCCTTCCTCTAAGATTGCAGTACCTCCAGCATTTTGACTTCCACCAAAAGCACGGTTAAAGCTACCTTTTAATCTATCGTATGCCTCGTTAGTTAATCTTCCAGGATGTTTTAAAACACCGTTTAGATGAGCTCCATTTTTGTAAAAGTTAGCACCATAATTTCTATTGGCTAACGCTAACCCAAAGTTGTCACGGTGAACGTCTGGCACTAACAAAGCCTTAACACCATCCCACGCAAGGTTAGGTATATAGATGATATTGTCACCTCTATATGTCTTGTTGTTTTCCTTATTCTTAAAAATTAATTCATTCCTACTATTATATCCTAATTCCATTTTGGTAGGATTTAAAATAGTAAGGCTGTTTATTCTTGTAGTTATGCTATTCCTATTAATGGCTGCGTAAAATGCACCATGAGCCAAGTAATGCAACACCATTGTTTTATAAAAAGTGTGTGAGGTATATAACTCCGATGGCTCTCTTGCTATTATTTTGTAGTTAGGATGTTCAGTTGCAATTCTTGTGCCACCATTATCCAATTTTTCTATAATGTCAAAAGGAATAGATGCAACAACACCTCCAAGTATTTGTGTAGCACGGTAAAATGCAGGAAGGCCTATAATTGAATATTCATCTACTGCGACGCCAGCAGCAGAACCTCTTTGAAATAATGCGCCTAATGTATCACCGTTTATTGGTGTACTTGGATTTTCAATACTTCCACGAGTATTAGAAAAAAAAGACCGCATGGAGTTAATTATTCCCATGCGGCAAATATAAACCAGATTAGTATGAAAAAATGGAGTTATGGTAACATCTTAAACAAAGCGCACCATCATATAATTACTTTTTGCTTTTCTAAAACTTTCGTAGGTTTTATATTTTTCTTCAAGACCAAACTGGTCTCTTTCTTCTTCCAACTTTTGCCATGCCTCTTGGTGTGTACGACATTCACCAGATAACTCATAAAACCTATGAAAATATCCGGATGTGCAATTAATCTGCCTTACTTGTTGAGCGTACTCATGTTTCTTCATTAATCTTTCCATAATTAAAAAGTTTTTATTTTAATTAGGTACATTACAACATTAATAATCCTTGTTCTCTTTCACCAGATGTGTAAATAGTTGGTCTTTGTTCTACCATTATTTGAGCGTAAGCCATTACCATAGCAACAGGCCCATCTACCTTCTCTGTTGACTTTGCTTTATCTATTTTTATATTTCCTGCTGGATCAAAACGCAACATTACATTTGTCATCATCCACTCCATGACTGGATTGCCATCATGTGTTATTTCACTGGATAAAAACATCTTTTCTATTTCTTTTGTTGGTGCAGACATAGAAATAAAGCCTTGTCCAAATGGTTTCATATTTGCTCCATCATTTGTGAGCTGTATAACTAACTGGGAGGCATTCCACCGGTCAAAAGCAATGCACTCTATTTTATACCTTGCAGTTAACTCTATGACTTTAGCTTTTATAAAGTCATAATCTGTAACATTGCCATCTGTCATAATTATATCACCATCCTGTGCCCATTGCACATAAGGCACTCCATCTGATAGCGATCGCTCTCTTACATTATCCTCTGGGCAAAAGAAATAAGACTTTATGTGAGGCTTATCAAGTCCTTGCTGCACAGGGAAACAAAGCACTAAGGCAGCAATGTCTCGCGTAGAGGCAAGGTCTAAACCTGCAAAGCACTTTTTATTATACAGTGTAGCTTCATCAACTTTTAATCTACTTGATTCAATATAACTATTAGAAATCCAAACACTGGAAGTAGTTGTCCATACATTTAGATTCTTAGTCATAAATTGTATCTGTTTAGCTGCTCCTTCGTTTAATGCCTTTTGATACTGGTCATCCATGTAGCTAATGTATGGAGTAACACCAAGATTAGGATTAGATTTATACCAGTTTTTTTTATCTTGCCAGTCATCGCCTTCATCAAGGCAAAAAAGGAGAGGAAAAACACTATTATCTACTTTTCTATTCTCCAATATATCAACCATTACCTTTCGGAATAAATAGCATGGTGATTCACGGTTAAAGCCTGCGGTTGTAGTAATAAGCAGTAATGGCTGTGACCTTGAACCCATACCTGTCTCCATTACCTCTAAAACGTCACTTGTTTTATGTGAATGATATTCATCAATACCTGCATAATGTGGATTAAGTCCATCCAGTGTATCTGCCTCTGCTGCAACTGCCTCAAACTTTGAATTAGTAGATGGCACGTTGCAATTATACTTTAAAACATTGACTAACTTATTAAATGTCCTTGAATCTGCCTTTAGTGATTTAAGAAATACTTTTGCCGTATCAAAAGCTATTCTTGCCTGATCCCTTGTCGTTGCAGCTGTGTAAACCTCCGCTCCAGTTTCATTGTCACATAGGAAACAATAAACGGCAATGGCAGCAGCTAACTCTGTCTTACCGTTCTTCCTTGCTATTTCAAGGTAAGCCTTGCGAAATCGCCTACCTCCTTCTTTTCTTTGCCATCCAAAAAGGACTTTAATAAAAAACTCTTGGAATGGTTGGATGTTAAACTTTTGCCCAGCAAATTCACCCTTTGTATGTCGAAGGGCAGAGATAAAGCCGAAAGCCCTGTTGGCGTGAGCTTCTGAATAAACATACTCCCATTTTTTATTTTTTAAATCGTTTAAATGTCTATCAACTGCCAACCTTGCATATTTGCCTAATAATAACTTCCCCGAAACAACATCCTCAATAAATTTCATTTAGGTGTTTTAACTTCAATAGCTATAAATCGAAATAAAAAAAGAAAGCTAACAAAGCCAACTGCTTCTAAGTAATCTATAAAATCAAACCAAAAGAATTTAACAAACAACCAATTCCATAAATAGTAAAATGGAACGGCTAAACCTGTGACCATTATACTCATAACGATAATAAAGGTCAATGTTTCAAAAATACTTTGTTTCATTAGTTCATTTTTAAAAGTTTAGCTATCTCATCCTCCTCATCTCCACTTCCATCTTGAAAATACTCTAAAGTTAACCTTGACTTAGGATCAAGCCCTAAAGTCTTAGATAATTCAAGGAATAACTCAAATCCTTGCTTAAATGCAGTCCACTCGGCACTTACTTGTCTGGCACCGTTTGGATGAACCATAACTGCACCATCTTTGCTCAATAATTCAGCATTGTGCAATAAATGACCAATGGCACGAGCTGCTATTGATAGGTAAATCTCATCAACCTGCTTTCCAGCCTTGTGAAGGTGCAGGTGTTCACGGATGCGATTATATATTCTTTGCTCACCTGCATCCAGGTTAAACATAGGCTCACCGATTTCACCGGGAGTAAATGTTTTAATTCTTGATTTCTCCAAGGTGCCCTGGAGTAGTTTTGTTTTTATGCTTTTTTGTGCCATGTTGTCAATGTTTTATGTAATTTGTTTGACCCCCCTTTTGATACTGCGATGGTGCGAGTAAAGTGACCGCTATCGATTATCCTGTGTTTCCCTAAGTTTCCCCTCCTCCCCCGTGTCTCCTCCTCCTCCCTGATCCTCGCTCCTTCTCCGCACCTTGTCCACGAGCCATGCCACTACCTGTGCCTTGTGTGCAGGTACATACTTGCCATCACTGTCCATGTGCAAGGTAACTGGTGCTATGCTTGTCTTCTCATGTATAGATTTCGTATCATGACATGACTTACATAGTGCTAATAGATTGTTTAAGTTATACATCGAACCACCTCTTGTGATAGGTATCATGTGGTCAACACATCCCTTGTAATCACCTGGTGTTATGTCTGTCATTATACCTAACACTATACAACATTCACATAAGGGATTGGCACGACGATAAGTCTTGGACATCTTAGCCCATGCATTATTGTAGCTACCTTGCTCACCAGATGGTGTGCGCTGCATCTTAGCCTTATGTATTGTACTACCTATTCCCTTGCTTATGTATGGCATCTATATCCCTTTTAATATCTCCCATCGTTTCTTATTCAATAAGTCTATGTGTAACACCTCTTTAACATAACTCCTACCTGCCTTAACGCTTGATACCTTATCAATGTTGCCATTAACTATATCAGTAACTAATTCAATAAACTTTGCAGGATTATCATAATGTATAACACCAGGCATATTAAACTCTGGAAAGAAAGAATCTGCTAAGACAGGCATACCATTAGCGATGCACTCTATGGCAAAGATATTGCTTTTAGATTGATTAAAATCATTCCTTACTAAAGGATAGAATCCAAAGTCACCTTCTATACGCTGCATGAATGTAAAGTAAACAAACATAGATGACCAGTCAACATTGATAGCTTTCTTGTTTAAGTCATACATCATAAACTTATTTAAGCCAAAGAAAGTAACTTCAGTGTCCATCTCTAACATCTTATTAATCTCTGGCTTAATAGTATGTAAGTCGCTAAAGTGTGTAGATCCTCCACGCCATATAAACCTTGTAGGTGTATGCCTTTCCTGTACCTGAAACATTGGCATATCCGTAGGATTCCATCCATTAGGAATTATAAACATAGGTATCTTTCCCTGGCACATAGGAAAATAAAGGTCATATAACTTCTTTGTAGATACTATGACAGCATCGGCAAATAGGAAAGTATCTTGTATTTGTTTCTGCACCTGTGGATTGCTAAAGTAATTAGATGCAGGATTATCTTCTGGCACTTCCAATAGATGATCATCAAAATCAATAATAACTTTCTTTCCCATCCTCTTTGCATCTGCCATTATTCCCAGTGATGCAGTTGAGTTAGGACGCTGTATTAATACAATGTCAGTGTTATAAATATCATGCCACTGGGCTCTCTCTTGTGTGCAAATAGTATGCTCAAACTTCTTCTGCAATGCTAACCTTGTAAATGGGCCTATTGAACGATAATAATCTGTTGCTTGGCTTTTACTTGATGTGAATGTAGTTAACTTCATTTCTTAAAATTATCTAAAACGTGTTCAATAGTTTTTTCAAGAGATATTCTTTTACCGGTTTTAAAAGAAATATCTATTTGAATCTTTAGTAACTTTTCGTGTATCTCGTCACTAAGTAAAACTCCTTTCTTTTTAGCTAACATAACTTTGTTCATAATTATTTATTTTTTATGTTGCAAATATAGTATAAATATATAACTTTGCATAAAATAAATTATTATGATAAAATTAATCGTTTCTGGACGCGTTGGACAAGACGCAGAATTAAAGACAGTAGGAGACACTATGGTATGTTCATTTAGTGTTGCTCACACCGAAAAGGTTTATGGCCCTAATCCATCGGAGAAAACAATTTGGATAAGTTGTAATATTTGGGGAGAGAGAGCAGAGAAGTTAAAGCCGCACATTGTTAAGGGCACTTACATAGTAGTAGAGGGAAGTGGCTTAGTAAATGCTTACCTACAAAAGAACGGAGAGCCAGCTGCAGTATTAAACTGCCGTGTAAGTAGTTTAGAATTTGGAGGAAAGCCTACGGCAGAACCTACTCCGCACACCGCTACTCCACCAGTAGGTAAATTAGACCTTGGAGAAGATTTACCATTTTAAACAACATTTATAAACCAATTAGTATGAACAAACAAACAAAAATTAAAGGCTATATGCTTTTAATCCTCGTTATCTCCTCACTGTTTATCTCCTTTTCCGGCAAAGGTAGCTATGCTAAAAGCAAGGACAAGGCACCTAATCCTGCTAAAGAATATCCACAAGATAATCTAATGATTATTGACATGAAGAATCTGCCAGGAACACAGATTAAAAGCATGGGCAAAGATGAATTGCAAGAGTTTTTAGAAGGACAAGGCTTTAGAAGATTAAAGAATAAAAGTCTGGTAGATTTAAGACGTATATGGTTAGGTTTTATGTATGAAGATTTCTTTTACACTATGCACAAGAAAACCGATCTTCCTATCTCTGTAATCTATGCTTTTTTTATCATTGAAGCAACCAATGCAGGAATAGAAAGTAACTTGATGGCAAAGGCACTTAATCCTGGAGGAATAAAATACAGAGGCACCGGTAAGAAGATAAATGCTATGGATGACTGCTATAAGAACGGTAAGAAGATACCTTGCGCCTTCCAGGCTTTCTCCTCTTACAATGCCATGGTGCAAGGCTGGGCAGATGTTTTAAACTTACCAAGGTACAAGAATTGCAAAAGGTATGTGTTTGCTAAGTACAACAGAGGCATGAGTGCAAAAAACATTGTAGATGCTACTTGTAAATGTTTTTATAAGTCTGGCTATCATACCAGTAATCTTTGGAAAGTGAGAAGTAATTTATCAACTGAATACTGGACAGTAAAAGCCAGTTTTCCCGAAATGGAATATTAATATGGTAGACAATAAATTCTTTTTTGACAAATCAGTAGAACTTGGCTTTACAACTACTAATTATGAATCTCTTGTTAATCTACATACAAATGGTGCAAGGACACTACAAATAATGGGCTGCAAGTCTGTATTTGAGTTTGGAAGTGGATTAGGTTTCTTTTTATCTGCCTGCCAAAGAATCAGTTTTTATAATCATGTTGGCTATGACATTAATCCTTATGAAAGAGAATTTGCTATTAGTAAAGGAATTGATTCAGATAGGTATTTATTACCAAAAGGGAACTTTAAGGTAAAAGGCAAGTATGATGCTATCTATTCCACAGAAGTATTTGAACACATGACCGATGCAGAATTAAATAAAGTTATGCCAGTATTATACAATGCTTGTAACAAATACTTTTATTTTACATCTACTCCTTATGCCTCTGCTGATCCTGCTTGGGACATTGAATGGGGACACATAAACATTAAACAAAAAGAGGAATGGATAGAATTGTTTAAGAAACAAGGTTTTGACTTTTTGCAAAATGTTACAGATGTAACATCATGGGGATTGTTGTTTGTTAAAAATGATAGTCATGGTAAAAGGTAGTAAAAGGAATAAACAAATGTTTAGTAATGAGGAGATAGAAATAATTAGAAGATTATACCCTAACACTCCTAACAAGGTTATCGCCACCTGGATGCCCCACACTTCTACATCTATTAGCAACAAAGCCTATGCCATGGGCATAAAGAAAACAAAAGAGTATATTAGAAGTAATTGCATACAAGTTGCCCTTAAACAATGGGAAAACGTAGAAACAAGTAGCAGAGCAAGAAGAACTTGCTTTCATGAAGGGCACACTCCCTGGAACAAAGGACAAAAATTGTCCGCACAACATAAAGCAAAGCTCACAGGAGTATTTCAAAAAGGTAATATTCCACACAATGAATTGCCAATAGGAAGTATTAGAGATATTAACTCATATAATGAAATTAAATACGCTAATCATAAATGGATGAGCCTCTCCCGATACAACTGGGAACAAGTGCATGGCTCAATACCTAAAGATATGTGTGTGTTTAAATTGGATGGTAATAAATACAATGATGACATTAGTAACCTCTGCCTTGTCACCAGAAGAGATTTGGCTGTGTTAAATCGCAATCATTACAAGATACCGCAGGAATTAAAAGAAGTGCAAATATTAATTAACCAGATTAAAGACATTGTAAAATGAGACTAACAAAAGATGAAGCTCGGATATTAGCTGTAGCATTGGAGGAGTTTAAGTACAAAGTAGTAGAGGGCAACAGTAATTATAAAGAATTAAATGTATTTAATAAACTTAATGATTTAGAGTACAAATTATTTTTGTTTGGCGATGATAAACGCAGACTTGGTAGAACAAGCCAAGATAATTTTAACGACTGTATTATAAGATTTACAAAAAAATAATTAAAAGCCTTCTAAAAAAAATATGATGAAAAACAAAATCAGCGACCTCCGCAACCACCTCTTCTCCGTTCTTGAAGAACTGACCGATCCCGACAGCACCTATGACATTGCCAAGGCCAAGGTTGTGGCAGATGTTGCCCAGGTGATTATTAATAGTGCCAGTGTTGAGAACCAGTATCTAAAGATAGTGGGAGGTAGTCATGGCAGTGGCTTTATCGAGGATAGGAATGAAAATATTAAAAGTATTTCGGAAAAGAATTAGATTATATAAAAAATATATTATCTTTGCATATCCTTTAAACGGAGTGGACATCGCTTAAAGGAAAAGAACAATACAATATTGTTCTTAACCCTGCCCAGTAAAGTCCACTTACTGGGCTTTTTTTATGTAACTTTTAAATTTTTTATATGAACAATTTACAATTAAATCCAATTTTGGCGGACGCAATACCAGCGATGAGCCAAAAAGATTTACAAGTTTATTTTACCTATGACCTTAGTGTTTTTAAAATATTAGAAGGAAATAGGAACATTAATTTACTTCATGTTGAAAGATTGGTAAAATCTATTGAAGAAAATGGATTTCTAAAAATGCCAATTATTGTAAACAAAAATTATGAAGTTATAGATGGGCAACACAGATTGGAAGCTGCAAAAAAAAGTAAATCAATGATATATTATATTATTGAAAAAAATTACGACTTAAATACAGCTATAATTTTAAATGCTAACGCATCTAATTGGTCTTTGATTGATTATGTTAAAAGTTATTGTGATTTAAATGTTAAAGATTATTTATTATTATATAATTTATATAAGGATAATAAAGATTTTTCATTAATGATTTGTGCTGAATTAACAACTGTACCAAATAACGGTGAATTATATTTAAGAAGAAGTAATATTGTAAATTCAGATTTTATTAGAAAAGGTCTTTATAAATTTAATGTCAATAATAATGCAGAATATGTTTTTACGGCATTAAGAAAAATAAATGGAGTTATACCAGAATCTAATACAATGTCTTATTGTAGAGCTATTAAAACTTGTCTTTCAAACAAAGATTTTGATTTAAATATTTTTGTTAAAAAGGCATTAAATTATCCTTCTGAGTATAGAAAAAACAGTCATTTAAGTGTTATCATTGCTAATATTGAACACATTTATAATTTTAGAAATCAAGGTCATACAAGAATAGTATTACAAGCAAAATAAATTAATTAGGTGCAGATGTAATGTCTGCACCTTTTTTTATAATTTTATTATGAAAGAAATACTAATAAAACTAAATCAAAGACCTATTGCAGTTTATCCAATTTACATTAAGCTAACTGGCAGTGTAACATCTGGATTATTGCTTAGTCAAATAATGTATTGGTACTCCGCAGTTAACGGCAGAGCATTTTATAAAAGTGATGCTGAAATAATGGAGGAAACAATGCTTACTGCAAATGAACTAAGAAGTGCTAAACTAAGGCTTAAAAGTTTATCATTTATGAATATGTACCTTAAAGGAGTGCCAGCAAGAACACATTATGAGATTGATGCAGATTTGTTGTTTAGTGAAATTAACAAAAGTAGTTTAGTGAAATCCACTAAACTTGATAAGTTAAATCCACTAAACAGTTATAGTGAAATTAACGAAACTATTACAGAGAGTACAACAGAGAATACTACAAAGAATACAACAAAGAAAGGTTGTGAATTTGAAAATCCACTCCCTAAAACAAAAATTAAAAATCCTTTCTCTCGCCAGGCTTACCATGATTTTCTGAACACTGACTCTGACTCAAAAGAAAAAGGTTGCGAGCAAAAAGAAAAGGTAAAAGAGCGCGATCCCTCCGAGACCTACCTCTGCTTTACCGCCTTCGCCTCCACCTATGAACGGCTTGCAGGTGTTACCTATCCTTCTGACAAGAATAATTATATCATGACTGCCAAGGATGGTGCTAACTGCAAAAAGTTAGTAACATGGCTAAAGAAGGTATCTGTCAGTGAGCAGGCATCAGACGAAATGGTGAGAATGTTTACCACTGCTGCATGGCAAATCAGCGATAAGTGGCTTAAAGCAAACTTTACTATTAGCAATATCTACTCACAGGCAAATAATATTTATACTAAATTTATGTATTCCAACCCTGCCGCACAAGAGAAGCGGAGGCAAGAGGAGATTGAGAGGCTCGTAAATGAATATCAGCCATGAAACACGGAAGCTATGAAGACTAAGGAAGAGTATAACGCATACATGAAGGCATATATGCAGCGAAAGCGCGACAACATGACCTATGAGGAATGGAGATCATTTAGAGATAAGAACAACCAATACAAAATGGCAAAGTACCATTCTATGACACCAGAGCAGAAAGAAAAATACAGAAATTATCAGAGAGAAAAACAACAATTATATTCATTCACTAAAAAGTATAAACAACATGAAGTATGAAGACATGAGCCCAGAGGAAGTAGCAAAAAGAAAGGAGTATCAAAGGCTATACCAAGAGGCAAAGAGGAACAACATGACAGAGGAAGATAGGATAAAACGCAATGACTATTTGCGAGTGTACAGAGTTATCAATAGGGAAAAGATAAATGGATATGTAAACAAATGGAAGTCAAATTTAAATGAAGAAATGCTGGAAGAAAGGAAAAGAAAGCAGAAACAATACTACGAGAACAATAAGGAGAAGATATCACAAAGAGCAAGAGAAAAATGGGCAACCATGTCACAGGAACAAAAGGATAGAATCACAGCTAACAGAAAACAACGATACAGGCTATGGTATTTTTTACTGGATGATAATCGAAAGAGGAGGATGATAGACAACAGCAGGGAGTGGATAGACAATCACAAGGAAATACACCGCGAACGAGTTAACAAATATTATCAAGACAACAAAAAAAAGAAAGATGAATCTTACAAAGTACCAACCACACAACCAGGATGAACAAGCCATTATTGACGCAAGACCAAACAGGATAGCAAACATTGACGATAAAGATAGCTATCGTCAAGTCTTAAATACACTTTCTGCACTCTTCCCTATCTATGGCATTGATGGAGATATTGCATTTTATTCGACAGTTACTAAAGAAATTATTAAAACATTTGGGCAGATAGCTGCTAATGAAATTGAAATTGCTTTCCGCCTCTTTGCGGCACAGTCCCTTGACCTGGATGAAGATGTAAAATTCTATGGCAAGGCAAATATGCACACGATAGGCAAAATATTAAATGCTTATCTGATCTACCGGAGGAAAATAATTGCAGCTCATGACAACGAAGTAGCTGCACTGCGGCACAATGCAAACATGGAAGAAAGGGCCCGGAAGACAAGGGAGGAGTTATATGCTAACTTTCCTACTATGCTAAAAGAATTTAAAGGAAAAGATTACACAGCCGTACCTTTGTACTGGTATGATATGTGTTTGCAGTTTGACATGGTAACATACGAAGAAGGGGAAAAGAGGGCACTCTGGGAAGAAGCCAAGGAACTTGCATTGAAAGAGCCGCCAGAGAACATGGATCTCATGAGCATACGAAGCCATGCAAAGAAAATAGAACAGGGCAACCTTAAAAGAGCCGCAGTAATTGCCCAGCAGCTGGCAGTCTGGCGCAAGGTGTTAAAGAGATAAGTAACTGGTTTAAAATGTGTTGCAAGGTGTGGGGAATTGACCTCACACTTTTTTTAAATTATTTTTATATTTTTATATAATATTTATACTTTGTATTTATTTTAGTATTATCTTTGAAAAAACAAAAAACAAAACATCATGACAACAGAAGAAAGAGATGACAAAATTGTAAGTATTCTTACAAAGATTTGTATTAATGTACTCGTAAAAAATTTATTTGACAAAAATGGAGACACTGTAATACAGGAGATTTTAACTGAACTTAATACAATACCGGTTGCCGAAGAAAAGGAATATACAAGATGTAATTCATCTCATAGGTTTTTGCATAAGACAGCTATGGAATATTTACAAAAAACATTAGCTTTTAAAGAAGAAAACAACATATAATGAACCAAGCAAGTCAAGATATTTTAGATTACATTGTAGATAACCACCTTGCCCTGCACGACATTTCCGATGAAGGCATAAGCAAGGTCATTGATGCACTGTTTAATTTTAATGACCTATTACCAAAAGAACAAGTGCTATTTAACTCTATAATGGCACAAGCAATAGATTTTGAATGGATTGCCCAACAGTTAAGTAACTGGGAGGAGGAAGAAGAATTAAAAAGATTAGACGCTCAAAGAGAAGATTATTATGACAATCACTAAAGGTAGAGTTAAATATACTGCTGGCGCGCCCAGAGAAGGACAGTACGGCCCAAGCATAAACATTCTTGTAGTATTTGCCGATGGCAAGGAAGCAAGGATATATGGTAAGCCTGGCGATCCTATACAAAGTTTAAAGCAAGGAGAAGTAATTGACGTTATAGATGATAACGGTAAATTAAAGTATGTTCAGACACAAACAATGCCAGCACCGACAGGAGTAGCAGTAATTGAGCAGGAAATAGCAGAGAAGCCTGACCTTGCAGCTATTGCCTTTGAACTGTCTGCCATTTACACACAGACATACATTGACATCTATAATAAATTAATTGAGGCAGAAATACCGCATGAGAATGCAACGGCAGCAACAAGCACGATCTTTATACAAGTGTTTCAAAAATTGAGATGAATGACTTATAATGAGGCAGTAACTGCGCTGCCTCTTTTTTAAAAACTAAAACAACTTATCATGCTTAAATTACCAAAAGAACATTTATCAGTTTCTCAAATAAACCTTTGGGAAAGCGATCCCATTGCTTACCAAAAGAAATACTTTATCGGCATTCCCGATGAACCATCTCCTTTCCTTGACTTTGGCAAACAGTTTGCAAAGGACATAGAAGACTATGCAGCAGGTGTGCAAAGAGATTTTAACTTTCCAGAAGGATTTATAGACATGACTTTAATTTATCCTCATGTAGAATATAAATTAGAGCATGATTTTGGAGACTTTAAAATGCTTGGTTATATTGACAACATGAGTAAAGATTACGAGCTTGTAGTTGACTTTAAGACTGGCACCGCTCCCTGGTCAACACAAAGACTACAACAATCTTTGCAGATGCAGACCTACTCTTTAATATTGTGGTATAAATTTGGAGTAATGCCTACCTCTGTTATTAGCTATTGGAAAACAAAACTGCGAGGCAAAACTTTGTCTTGGGCAGGTGAGCATGAAAGTTTTATGTATGTCTTTGATTCATCTGAATTAAATGCCGCAGAGGCAAGGATTAGGAAAGCAGCAAAAGAAATAAGCGAGGCATACGAAAGATATAATGATAGTGTTATAGGAGAAAAGATGTTTAAATATGCGGAGATTACAAAGGAGTTAAAGGAATTAGAAAAAAAGAAAGAGTTAATTAAATTAGATTTAACTGATTTGCTAAAGGATAATAAAATGGCTATGGATGTACATGGTGCATTAGTAAGCTATACTACTTATCAAAGAAAGTCATATACATTTTCCAAGAACATTGTAAACAAGGAATATGAAATAGAGGCAATGAAGAAAGAAGAAATAAACACTGGTGCAGCAGAAGAGCATAGTAAAACAGTCACACTTATATTAGTTAAGGATGAAAGAGTGGAACACTAAGATGCTGGAGATACAGGCTTTCTGCGATGAAGTTAATACTTGGATTTCCGTAGCACCATCGGCAGAGATGTTAGATGAATGTGACGAGTATCTTAGACAGTTATCTGCTTACTATTCACGCTACACTGTTATATCTGGCATGAATGAATCTATCTTTGCCCAGATGATGATGAGCTGTATAAGAGATATGCCAGAGGATGAGTATAAAAGAATAAAGCACTCTTCTACTTTGACAGATTACTATGTAAAAGGTAAGTACCCCAAGGCCACTGCTATCTTTGAGCAATGTAGGGCAGTGCAAAGATTACTTTTAGTTACTTCTGATAATTACCGAACTTTGCTTAGTAGCTTTCGGCAGGAAAGAATATTAGTAGGTCACATGACTACTTAAAGACATTTGCAGACCTCGGAGTAGGATGTTTTTTTATTGATTAAACATTTCTTTCCATCCTATTGCGTCAGAGGATGAATTGGCAGCCTGGAAAGACAGGCACTTTTTAACCATATCGTTGACGTCAACAAAATAATACAAATGAAAATAGAACTATTAGAAATATTTGGCAATGATGAAATGGTAGTTAACGCAGCTCGCGTAAGCTATGGCAAGGACGCAAGCAATTACACCAGTGGGGAAAACAAAAGCCTAATAAATTACCTTGCCTCACATGGTCACACTTCCCCCTTTCGCCATCCACAATTACAGTACCGGATAACTTGCCCTATCTACGTTGAGCGGCAGTTGTTCAAGCACCAGATAGGCTTATCTGCCAATAGTATCTCTGGAAGATACGTTGATTTTTCCGATACATACACTAAGGTAAATGTATGGAGGAAACAAAGTAAATCAAGTAAGCAAGGAAGTGATGGTATGTTGTTTACCGATGTAGCAGAGAAGGCAAAGTTTATAGAGGAGCAAATGATTGACCACGCTAAAAGAGCGTATAACACCTTAATAGAACTTGGAGTATCAAAGGAACAAGCGCGTACTATACTACCGTTAAACCTAAATACTACCTTTATCTGGACTGGATCGCTCTACGCGTACATAAATATGTTTAAACTACGCATTGACGCAAATGCCCAGGCAGAAACAAGATATATAGCCATGGAGATGCTGCATGAATTAAAACTAAAAAATAAATTTATATTATCTTTAGAAGCATTTCACCTATGAAAGAAGCTATGCGATACAATGAAAACAAACTACGATACGACCTTTGCCCAGCCATTGCGCAACGGGAGTATGCCAAAGTTTGGACGCAAGGTTTAGAGAAGTATCCTGCTGGTAATTGGGAGAAAGGCTTTCCCTTCTCTGTTGTGATTGCCTCCGCTATGCGTCACCTGGAAGCCATGCGCCTTGGTGAAATGATAGACAATGAAAGTGGACTTTTGCACTCTGCACACTTAATGTGCAATGCTGCAATGCTGACAGAGTTTTATTTTACACATCCAGAACTAAATGATTTACAAAAACAAATAAAATGATTTTAACAGACAAGACCATCATTGACGAAATAGCAGCTGGCAACATTGTCATTGAGCCTTTAATAGAAGCAAACATTGGTACTAACAGTGTGGACTTAACGCTAAGTAATACTTTGCTAATGTACACCGATCACGTTCTTGACACCAGGAAGAAGAATGCTTATGCTCCTATTATTATTCCCGAAGAAGGAATGATTTTGCAGCCAAACATTTTATACCTTGCCTCAACTGTCGAATATACGGAGACACTTCGGCACGTTCCAATAATTCAAGGCAAATCGAGTTTAGGAAGATTAGGTTTATTTGTCCATGTGACTGCAGGTTTTGGAGATGTAAATTTTAGAGGGCATTGGACTCTGGAGCTTGTTTGTGTACAGCCAGTCAAAATATATCCTTACATGAAGATAGCGCAAATATGCTATCACGACATTAGCGAAATGCCATACACCGACTATGCCAGCAAGGCAGATGCAAAGTATAGTGACCAGGGCAAAGATCCAGTAGCAAGTAAAAACTATTTAAATAAATAACAATGACAGAACAAGAAAAAGGATTTATCAACAATGCTGCAAAAATCATTGTAACATTTGGCGGAGTATTAACTTGCCTTTGGATTATTTACTACTTATACGATTTGCTATGGAAGTAGAAATGAATAAATATGAAATTAAATACGAAGATGGCAAAAGCGTATCAGTCACCGCAAAGAACCTTGAAGAGGCATTGGATAGGTTTAAGGAGTTAAGAATAGAAACAGCTACAAAAGAAATAAGAGTAATGTCAGCCTGGGAGAGATACAATAAACACAAGAAAAGAGAATCGTAATCGTTAATGGTGATTTAAGTTGTTTTATAGTGCGGAGAATTGCCTTCGCACTTTTTTTATAATTATTTTTAATATTTATATACATTGTATTTATTTTATATTAGTTTTGTAAGGTCATTATGACAAATCACTTTAAACATCACAAAAAATGAAAAAGAATTTTAACAATCAAAACTTTGAGTGGCTATTTGATGACATTGCCTCATCTATGCCAAAAATTATCTTTGTAGGTATTATTTTAACCTACCTTATTACAGCAGCTCTTAATGTGTACTTTCTGCCCTTACCATTAATGCTTTCTATTCCTGCCTCTCTTATGCTCCAGTTTGGCAGATTTGCCATTGTATTTATTGATTTTTTAAATCCAAGTGAGAAGAAATCACCTTACCCTGCCAAGGTTGCTGCAGGTGCCACGGTAGTAGCTTTGTTGGAATTGTTTTTCTCTATACAAGGTCAAACAAGTGGCGCAGAATTTTATGCAATGTTTATTTTTATAGGTACTGTTATTTGCTTTGGATATTTCTTAGAGATACAATTCATTCAGAAGGGCATAGAAGCCTACGGTATTGGCATGAAAACACCAAGGAAGCGCAATGTATTAAAGAAGGATAAAGAGCCCGTTAAAATGAACACTACGGTGCGCAGCGTACAATTATCTTTAGCAATCATGTTAGTGCTGGGAGTAACTACTATAAATGGACAGAATAATCATTTCTTTGCATATAACACAATGAGCCTTGAAAAAATAGGAAATAAAATGCTGGAAAGATGTTATTACAGTGAGGCAAATGAATCATATACTGTTGATACTATAACTTATGATATGTTATCCGGAATAAACTTGTGGGATGGATACAGTAGGACTACCTATGATAATACAATGTTTATGACCTACGGCACGCAGCACTTTGAATACTTCCCATTAGCAGGGATATGGAAATATGGTAATAAATACTATGACTACATTGGTTTACTCAAATTTGTAAGTAAATATGTTAAACGTAACTTTCTAAATAAAAAAATAAATTATGATGAAATTCGTAGGCATAGATCCAGCCATGAGGCTAAACGGGTTAGCAGTATGCGTGATTGATGATAAGAAAGTGTATTTTGGAAGGTACAAGAATTTGGCTGCATGGATAATGGATAGCCTAACATGGGAGAGAGATTGTGCCATAGTTGTAGAAGATTCTTCCTTGCAAAATATTACTTTTAGAAAACACGCAAATGTTAAAGCAAGTAACAAGATTAGCCGAAATGTCGGCATGAATCAAGGCGCATCCAGAACAATCATTGATCTATTAGAATTAAATGGCCATAAAGTAAAAGGTATTTCACCGCAGCACAAAGGCAGCAAATGGACTATTGATTATTGTATGTCAGTTATAAAGGCAATGAAGATGGAGGTGCATGGAAACAAAAAACTTTCACAGGACGAAATAGATGCTTTTCAAATAGCACTAATTTCTAAAACTTATTACGAAAATGATGCAAATAAAGGTTATAGAAAAGAAGCTCCACCGGTTGACATTGGCATACATCGAGGAGACGATGAGACGAAAGATTAATTATTTTTACGTTGATTACTTAGCCACCAGGATAAGACAAGAAGAAACTAAACTAACACTTTTAAAAATAGGCAATCATGACAATAACTAAATTATTAAACGACAAGGAAATAAAGCAAGGATTTATGTTGGTAGAGAAATATCCAAAACCTATCAATAAAAATAATGTTGTAAACACAAATAGTGCCTTGCTGCAATTTTACTCTGGCAACGATGGTGCAGGCAGAAAGTTTTATCAGTACATGAATAAAGAAAGATTACAAGCTATTTTATTTATGATAATAAATAATACAAGTGAAAAAGAGGATGTAAAAGTAAAAGCCAGTGTTCTTTTTAAAAAACTCTTTTACAGTTGAGTGATGTTTACTTAGTGTTTTATTTGCCGCAGGTGTTTCTCCTGCGGCTTTTTTATTACCATTCCACACCTTGCCCAATGGCATATTCAAGGATACCTTTAGCGTGAGCTTTAGCAATAGCCTCTTGCCATTCTCTGTCTATCATTAACACAGCATCGTTATAGTTTGTAAAAAAACCATTTTCAGTTAACACTGCTGGCACATTTGTTGCAGTTAACATTTGAAACCTTGCCTCTCTGTCTAAGTCTCCATCACTGTAATCATGCCGATGCACCCAGCCTGGAGTAGCATCTTTTATTTCATTGCCTATCATTGTTGCCAGTTGATCCGACCTTGTTTCACCTGGTGAGGTAAATACTTCCCATCCTCTTGCAGTAGTTGACGCTGCGGCATTGCCGTGAATGGAAACAAGCACAGTAGCCTTGCCTAAGTTAGCATAGCTATTTACGAGCTGACAGCGTTTGTTTAGTGATGTGTCATTTATTGGCTCATATACTTTTTTAACTTGAAAGCCATAATCAATTAGAAACTGTTCAAGAAAATTAGCAACGGCACGGTTAAACACTCCTTCAAAGAACCAACCGTACGAGTGAAATTTACCATGTTTATGTTGGAAACACTTTGATGGATAGGTGACATATTTGTCTGGGCCTATGCCTTTGTTAAGTCCTCCATGCCCAGCATCCACGCATACTACAAAATCATTTGCATTCATATTTTTATATTTTAAAGGGAGATGTAAATCAATACACCTCCCCTTGGCACTAAGGTAGCGACTTCTCTGCGCCTATAACTTAAATCCGATAAGTGAAAAAGCAGCCGAGATAATAGAAAATTTAGGCGGTAAACTAACCGAAATCTCTTTTCCTGCACATTCACGGCTTGTTTCTTTTATTTTATCCCAAATGATTTGAGCCAGTTTAACATATTCTCGCCAGGTTAATTTGACTTTTTTCCCATCGTCAGTAAGAAGTACATTTACCTCTTGCGCAAGTTCCGCAAAATTGAAAGCGTAACAACTCACTGAACCTAAAGGACTGGAAATTGTGTCTGCATTTTTAAGGGCATCTTTTAAATTAGTCTGCATATTATTTGTTTTTACTTTTTAAAAAATCTTGATATTAATGTTCCTAATTCAACGTTAGTTATCCGCTTGATGTTTTCCGCAACGCTAAATAACTCTGTTCCAGATATCATCATTGCCACCATGTAGGTAATTGGAAAAGGTATATTAAAGGTATTTTTTGCACCTTCAAAAATAAGGATGGCTACAAAATAAACGACTATCTTTTCCGTAGTCCTATACAATCCTTTGCTGCTTATCTTTTGACCTTCCTTCTTTGCTGCCTTGATTCCTGTGATTGTGTCTGCAAAAACAACGGCAACGGTAAACAAAAGGAATCCTTTTATAGGAACAAAAAATGAGAAGATAAAACCAGTAGTCAATGCAACGGCAAAGAACTCATAGCTTTGATGTAATAATTTTAGTATAACTGCTTTCATTATTCAAGTTTTATTAACCTCACATCACCATCTACCGTGGCAAATTTGCCCTCAGCATATTTATACAAGTCGTATTTAATGCCATTAAATGCAAAGGAAACTTGATTGGTAAAAGTAGATAAAAGTAGATTGGTTGAAATTGTGTAAACCTTGCCGTTGTCTGGGTTAAAGATTAAACGCTTATTGCTGTTTAATTGAATTACTCCATCAATAATTTCACCGTTAAAATTTAACTTCCAATTACCGATAAACTTTGCCGTGTCTCTTTGTGCCGTTGTAAAATAAACAGGCTTGCCGCTTATTTGAACGTGTAAATCATTGTAATAATTAATCCTTTGTACTGATTTAGCCTTAGTAATAATAGGCTTTGCATGAATGGCAATCGTGTTGCTTTGCCTTTCGGCATCGGTAACAAGGCTTTGAATGGCTGTTGCACTATCTCCTAAGATTTGCTTTGAGCCTGTGACTGTGCTATCAGACAAAGTAGTCTGCTGAATGATGTAATAAATGTTTCCTTGCTTTTGGATATACACCGTGTCTTTTACGACGTCTTGCGCAAATGAAAACAAGGGAAGGAATAAAAATAGGTATCTCATTTTATTTATTTTCGAGGATTAACAATCTTTGTTTTAAAGCTTCAATTTGAGCTTGTTGCTCTTGAATGGCTTTAGTTAAAATAGGAATAATACTTTGATAATCTACTCCCATGTATCCATCAAAATGAACACTTTCAGGAATGATAACGCCAATGTCCTGAGCGATAAAGCCAAGTTGATGCTCACCGTTACTTTTGTAAGTATAACTAACTGGCATTATTTGCATGATTTCATTTAAGCCATAATTAATACCTTTAATTTCATCTTTTAAATTGTAGTCAGATCTTGTTGTATATCCAGCAGCAGAAACACGCCCACCGACATATAAAGAATCATTAACAGTTAATCTATAATTTGCTTGTGGTGCATTCGTACCTATCGCGACACTTCCTGCAACGGTTGTGCCCGTGCCACTTGCGCCTGTAGCAAATATTATATTTTTAATCACTACTTGATTTGAGCCTCCTGCATCTGGAAGGTCTGCGGAGTTACCTAAAACAAAATTTCCAGATGCACTACCTGTTATGTTATCGCCAGCATTTACTCCTATTAATGTGTTGTTATCTCCTGTTGTACTGCCTGTTTGATTAAAAGTAAAATCACCTAAACCAACATTACTACTGCCCGTTGTATTACTTCTACCAGCACTTTGTCCAAAAAAGAAATTACTTCCTCCAGTTGTGTTGTTTCTTCCAGCATTTATACCAATAAAATTATTTCTGATTCCTGTGGTATTTTGTAAACCAGCTGATTCTCCAATAAATACATTATCACTTCCTGTTGTATTAGCGCCCCCAGCATTACTTCCAAAAAAATTATTATTAGTACCTATGGTATTTACATCTCCAGCACTATTTCCAAAAAAATTATTAGATGAACCTGTTGTATTAGCGCCTCCTGCACTACTTCCAAAAAAATTATTATTTGAACCTATTGTATTGTTTTGACCAGCATTTGAGCCAATAAAATTATTAGTTGAACCAGTACTATTATTTGTCCCAGTGTTTACACCAAAAAAATTATTATTTGCACCTGTTGTATTGTTTTGACCAGCGTTTAATCCAAAAAAGTTATTTCTAATTCCCGTAGTCCTTCCACCACCACCACCAAAAGCAAGTGTTGTACTATTTGGCATTTTTAAACTATTATACAAAGTAGCCGCTGCATCATCTTGTCCAGCAAAAATAACAGGTGCAGTGCCTGTAATTTCTACGATTGAAATATTATCTAAATTACCCGTATAAGTTGACGTGGTTATACGAAAACCACCCGTTGCAGAAGTGGGTAATAAAAGGATAATATTAGCAGTCACATCATATTGAGGAATAGCTAAAGTAACATCGCCTAATGCTATGGTTGCCGTGCCCGATGAATAACCACTTTGTGTATATGTTATTTCATAACCCCTACCAGATATAATGGTATCGGGCAAGGTTGTATAAGTCAAATTTCCCGTTGCTGCCGTTGCTACCGCAAGTGTACCGTTAAAAGTCCATCCCGTTCCGCGAGTCCAATTTGTCGTATCTGCTCCAAAAGTTTGTGAAGATAAAAATGTACTTCTCGCAGGCTCTTGACTATTTTTTATAATCAAATTAGCACCCGATGTGGTGGTTGTATTTATCCCTAAAGTTTTATTTGCAGCCGAGTAAATTAACCCTGCGTCACCCGTGACCGATGTAGTAGCGTCAAAATAAGCTACTTGTCCACTTGTTCCGCTAACCGTTGTTCCTCCTATTTTTACCCACGCATTACTTACCGCTTTTTTATAATGCCATTGAATATTTGTTGCCGTATCTAATATAATATATGCCATTGTATCAATGGAAGGCTTGCGAGTAGTATCTGCTGCAAGTCCCCGATACACAAGCCCATCGGCACTGGTCTGTTCTCCAAGCGTTATCTTTTGATTGCCATTGCTCGGATACTGTGCCCATGCAAGGCAAGGGATAAGATAGAGGAAGAGGGAAAGGAGTTGTTTCATGTTTATGTTTTTTATGATTAATTGGTACTTCTTTGCATAATTATCCAATTTACGCCATCACTTACAAGTGTGACGGCTTTATTATTTGTTGGATTAAAAATTGCTGTACCTGCACTACCAGTAGGAGGAGAAGTAAAAGGTATAACATTAGAAGATGCAGATTGCACTTGCCCGGTGCCTGTTTGCCTAATATGTAATTCTTTGCCCGGATAAGTAGCTGCATTAGGAAGCGTTATAGTTGTAAGAACACTTGTATTGATATCTAACCATGTTGTATTTACACTTACTGTAAAAGATGAACTTGTAGATGATGTGTATGTTCTCTCTAACCATGGCGTGTTTACCCTACCTCCAAATGTTCCAGTTGATGAAACATCTATTGTTCCTGTAAATGTTTTATTTCCTCCAAATGTTTGAGTAGTTGCACTCACAACTCCTATTGTTGCACTTCCAGCTAATGCCATTGATATAACAGGAGTAGTTGTCCCTGTTGCTACGCTTAAACCATTTGCAGGACTTCCTGCGCTAACACTTGTAACCGTTCCAGATCCACCTGTTGCAGACAATGTGCCACTTGATAAAGATAATCCTGTGCCAATTGTAACAGTTGCAAATCTATCTGTGGAAGATAAACCTGCTAATCGTGTTGCAGTATAGGTATAATCTTTAAATAATGCTCTTCCGTTAAATTGTGTTATTCCTTCAAATACTTTATCACCGCTAAATTGTTGTGTACCTGTTGAAGTAACAATTCCAGCAGTACCAAATGCAGCATCTGCTACGCTTATAACTGGTGTAGTTGTTCCTGTTGCTACTGATATTGCACCTGTGCCACTAACACTTGTTACAGTGCCTGCACCAATCACAGTCCTTGTATCGTCTGCGTTTAAAAGTGTTAGTGTTTTATTTGCATTAACTTTTATAAATTTATCACTAACACTATTATCAGCTACTAACAATGCTTTACCAACTGTTGTAACTCCTAAATTAGTCAATGCAGCATCGGCAGTCGTTGCACCTGTACCACCATTTAATAAAGGTAAAGCAGTACCGCTATATGTCAATACTAAAGTGCCAGAGGTTGTAACAGGTGAGCCGCTAACAGTAAATATAGATGGTGCAGTTAAGCCTACACTTGTAACTGTGCCAGTGCCTCCCGTTGTCGCGTAGTTTGGAACATTTAAAGTAGTGCCGTTAAATGTAGCTGCACCACTTGTGCCTGTTGTGGTAAGTGTAATATTATTTTGCTTTGCCGCAAATCTTGAAGTTAAGTTTAATTGGGTAGTATCATTATCCCTAAAGTAAGGAGTTAACATCGAAGATGTATCAGAAATATTTAATTTAGTTGCAAATCTGGAAGTAAGGTTTAATAGTGTTGTGTCTGCACGTCTTAAATATTTAGATAGCATTAAGGTTGTGTCAGATATATTTAACTTAGTATTAAATCTATTTGTAAGGTTTAATGATGTGGTGTCCGCATCCTTAAAGTATGGTAATAGCATCGAAGATGTATCAGAAATATTTAATTTAGTTGCAAATCTTGAAGTAAGGTTTAATAGTGTTGTGTCTGCACGTCTTAAATATTTAGATAGCATTAAGGTTGTGTCAGTTATATTTAGTTTAGTATTAAATCTATTTGTAAGGTTTAATGATGTAGTATCATTATCCCTAAAGTAAGGAGTTAACATCGAAGATGTATCAGAAATATTTAATTTAGTTGCAAATCTTGATGTAAGGTTTAATGATGTAGTATCATTATCCCTAAAGTAAGGAGTTAACATCGAAGATGTATCAGAAATATTTAATTTAGTTGCAAATCTTGATGTAAGGTTTAATGATGTAGTATCATTATCCCTAAAGTAAGGAGTTAACATCGAAGATGTATCAGAAATATTTAATTTAGTTGCAAATCTTGATGTAAGATTTAATAGTGTTGTGTCTGCACGTCTTAAATATTTAGATAGCATTAAGGTTGTGTCAGTTATATTTAGTTTAGTATTTAATGCATTCCTATAATTAGTAAGCATTGACGAAGTGTCAGATATATTTAATTTAGTCAAGAATCTGGAAGTTAAGTTTAATGAGGTAGTATCATTATCCCTAAAGTAAGGAGTTAAC